CAGAACGGGCGCCTGCGGCATACAATAATATGCGGGGGCGCCCGTTGTCAATGAGAAGCTATCGTGTTTCTTTCCGCAGTCTTTCCCTGACCTGCCGCTCCGTGAATCCGAATGCCGCGGCGAACTGTTTGAACTTCTCCTTCTGCCCGGAGGGGAGAAGGGAGTACAGGCTTGAGAACGGCGTGCCGCCTTCCAGCGCTTTCCTGATTTCTTTCTTTTTCATATAAGTTCCTTTATCTGTTTCTTACAACATTCACAATCACACAGCAGCAACCTGGCCTTGTCGAACATCTTCTGTCCTATATTGCCGGACAGGTAGCATATCTCCTCGCCCCACGGATCGATCCCCAGTGCCTTTGCCATGTGCGCTTCCAGGTGCTTCCTCTCATGGTCATAGGAGTTCTGGAACTCGGCGGGTGACGATGTGATCCCTATCACCATGACCGTCTGCCTTGTGCCGTAGTTGGAATAGGTGAGTCCGGTGTCCGGTTTGCCGGAGGACAGGTTCCTGTACGCCGTTTCCAGATCATCCCCGCGGCAGCCTATGTCATAGAGCCTGCCAATGATCTCGTCGGTGTAGTAACAGTCCACGGCATAGTAGACCGCCACCTTCCAGCCGTATTCCTCTATGTCAAACCGCTGGCGGATCATAACATCTCGTCCCATTCCACCGGTTCCCCGGCCCTTGTCATTTTCGCATACCACATGCACATGACCATGCCTTCCGGAGCGTCATAGTCATCTATGATATCCTTGACGTAAAGCGCCAGATGGGGCTCGTCGGCGATGGAGGACTTGAAACAGTCCGCTTTTGCCTGGTTGGCCACGTATACATAGTCATATAATGTGTTGTTCTCCACCCTGACCCCGTTCTTGGCCAGAAGTTCGTCCACCTTGTCCTTGGTCATGGGTTCGATCTTCTCGCTTTTTCCGGTTGCCGGGTTCATCCTGCGCATGAGCGACACGGCGAAGTCGCACAGCTTCTTGTTGAAGTGCCAGCCATTGTGCCGGAGGTACGCCGTCAGCTCCTTTGGCCGGTCATCGTATATGTCCAGAGGTTCCTTTGTCCTGTTCATAGTCTTCTTGTTAGCCGGGACGGGGGAATCCTCCGTCCCGGCGGGTTAAACTAACGGTATCTTGAATAGCGTCCTGTTCCGGGCACTCCGCGGCGCTGGCCCATCGAGCCGCCGCCATAACGGTTCCCGTATCCTCCGCCGTATCCGCCACGGTTTCCATAACCGCCACGTTGTCCCATGTCGTCATACTCGTCATAGTCATCGTAGCCGTCGTCGCGCTGTCCCATGCCGCTCCCTTCCGAGAGTTCCTCAATGCACTGCATGAGCTTGCCGCCATACTTGAGCATTTTTTCGGCATAATCGGACATTCTCTCGACCTTGCTGTCTTCTATCTCGATCATCATCATACTTGTTGTTTTTTAGAATTGTTCGTACTGGGCCTTTCCGCCGGTTTAAGCAGTTCGGCCATCATGGCCTTCAGCTCGGATATCTCCTCCCTGAGAGCCTTGTTTTCCGCCTCCTGTCTCTGCCTTTCGACAAACTCGGGATTCAGTATCTCCATCATCTTGCCGCAGGCGTCCACTATGGCACGGTGGTGGTCTATGCTTCTGAGTATCTCCGCGGACCTGTTCCTCATGGCCGCCACCTCGGAGTTCATCGACTCCCTTGATCCGGATATGACCATGTTCCCGCCTCCGGGGAAATTCGCGTCGGCGATGTCCGCCCCCGCGGGTATCTTCTGGAACGTGACGGTCTGTTCGCCGACCTTGACGGTGATGTCCACCACCATCTTCATCGGCTGGCCGAACATCACCGGCTGTGTCCCGTCCGGGACCGGATTGGATACTCCCGCAATGGCGCCGACCTCCACATAAGGCGTCCCGTCCTTATGGAGTATGTAAAACTGGCTGTTGACTCTTAAATTCTGGAAAGGCATAATTGTTTCTCTTTAAATGGAGGGATTCCTCCCTCCTTGTTCTTAAACTACTCCGGTCATTATCTGCAGGGTGTTTGTCGTCCTGTCGAACCAGAACTCGAACACTCCCGTACCGGGGATGTCGGCTGCCGTCAGCGCTTCCCCGTTGTACTTGGTCACGGCCTGTGTCACCCCGTTTGTCTCGAACAGGACCGGCAACGTCCCGGTTGTCCCTGTGGGGACGGCCTGCGCCAGGTCAATGTAGATGGTCCCCCTGTACCATGCGTTCACAAAGGCATGGTTGGGAAAGGAGAACACCACATTGTCGGTATTGACCGTTACTCCCGAGGTTGATATGGCCGCAGAACCCCTGCGGTTTACAAATTGGAAAGGATATACTGCCATAATAGCCTCCTTCCTCAATTAACCCCAAAAGCCATTACCGGCGGCGTAAGGATTGAAGCCGTATCCAAGACCATATTGGGCCGCCACACAGGTGGGGATTCCCACAACCGGGCTGTACGGCACCTTGGCCACTTCGAGCTGGTTGCACTCAATCTTCGCCAGACGGGCGCTCAGATCACCCAGCGCAGCATTGACAGGCGCGATGGTCTGTGCGGACACCTGTGCGAAATACGCGTTCTGGTGCTCCTGTGAGAGCTGGTTGACGAGCGTGCTGTTCTTTTCGCGCAACGAGTCGATCTTGTCAAGCAGCGCCTGGTTCTGCATGGCGTCCAGCTTGCTGATGATGGCGTTGGTATTGGCCGTACCGGCGTCACGCAATGCGAGCGTGTTCTGGTTGGCCGTGTTCACCAGTGCGTTTGTCTGGTTACATACGGACAGCTGGTTCTCGTAGCCCATTTTGGTGATGTTCTCGTTTGTCTGGCAGCAGCACTGGCAGATCTGCGACTGGATGGCGTTGTTGCCCTGCATGATCGCGGTGACGATCTGGTTGGTGTTCATGCCCATCTGGTTGCCGATGTTGCATATCTGCATGCCAAGACTGTTTATGGCGGCCTGTACGGCGTCCGAGGAAGTGTTCAACGCGGTGGCCAGGCTTTGGATGTCGTATCCGTTGCGTTGTACGGCCTGCATGATCACGGCGGTGTTCGCGTCGTTCTGCACGAAGGGGACCACGCCGCCCTGTCCGTTGCCCATCATTCCGCCACGGGCGCCGCCGAAACCTCCCATGCCTCCCCATCCCATCAGGATGAACAGAAGCAGGATGGCGAACAGGTCGTCACCCCAGCCGTTGCCGTTACGGTTGTTGCCGTTTCCCATCAGCGCCAGGATGTTCGGATCCACACCGCGCTGTTGCATAAGCGCCGGAAGCATGGCCAGAATGCCGTTGGTGCCGCCTCCGGAGTTCCCGTTCTCGGGGAACACAAAAGTTCTTGATTCACTCATAGTTGTATTTGTATTTTGTAGTTCCGGTCACTAATCCGACCGTGGTGCAAACATACTCAACTACACGCGCTCCGTCGAGCGTCCTGTTCTGATGTGTTTCCTTATTTGTTCCAGATATATTCCGATCATCGGCGAGGTGATGTTCCGCGCCAGCAGGCGCCGTACTCCCCGCGCCGTGCGGTTGGTCATCCCCGCTATCTGGTCGGGATACAGGCCGGCTTCCGAGAGCAGCCTGACAAGCACATATCTGGCGTCCGTGGACTCCATGTCCCTGAAGTCGCCCAGTATACGTTCCCTCGGCACTTCCGTTTCACGCTCGGTCAGGACGAGCAGGTTGAAGAAAATTTCGCTCTTGCACATAAACTTCCAATTTTTATTATTACTTTTGTGCACCCCACTATAAAGAGATACACAGATATTCACGTCAAGGACTTTAGCCCTCAGCGTGTGAGTATCTGTGTATCTCTTATGTTTTATGGTGGGGACCTAAAACGGAAGCGTTGAGGGCTTTTTTATTATTAACCCTCCCTTTGTTGCATATTTATTTCATAATCACTACTTTTGTGATGGGTATCATGTATTATCATCAAACAAGTTTTCAGGGTATGTCAAGAGGTCGCAGTTCGGAACTGATCACGAAACGCAACGAGGCGCTGCTGCGCCGCTATTATTATTGGACGGAAATCCAGCGTCTTCGTTTTGACGACGCATTGAAGATCCTTTCCGAGAAGGAGTTCTTTATCAGCGTGGACCGCATCATGGCCATCATCCGTTCAAACTGCAACAGGCTGAAGGATATTGATGTCAAGCCAGTCCCCAAAATAAAGAAGCCCCGTCTTACCGCCGCCCAGCTCTCCCTTTTTACCGACTGACCGCATTATCCCACACGGTGCATTCATAGTGTGTCTCATAGACCTTTATCCCCCTGGGCATCGTGTGGAACCTGCTTCTTTTCCTCACAAGCGGTGTCTGGCAGCATTCAGGCTTGTACATCTGCAGAAGCGCGTCCACCTCTTTTGCCCGTTCCATTCTTCCGGCGGCCTTGTCCGCCGTGCCGCTGGTATAATGCGTGTCATCATAGCAGTCAACAGCCAGCCTGACAATGACCGATACCGTTCCTTTCTGCATGTATCCGCCCGCCCCTCCCAGTGTCTGCCATTCCACCTCGGGCGTGTCAACCAGCACCATGGGGAATACCATCGGATAGGTTTCGGAGTCCCCGTCGTCACGGTAGAGCATGTCCAGCTGCCCGTAATCCTCGTCCACCTGTTTGTTCAGCCATGCTATGTTGTCGGCTATTCTTTTCTGAATGTCATTGAATAAAGTTTCCATGTCATTTTAACAATATATTGGTTATTTCCTTTTCCGTTTCCTTCCTCGTCATTTCACGCAGCTCCCGGCTTGGTCCGATGAACTGTCGCCGGGGCATGTCCGCCTTAACGTCAAGCCTCTGTTTCCTTGTCAGGGCCATCGCCTTCCATTTCAGGGCTTCGGGCGGTGCCGCCGCTGCCTTCTGCCTGCGGGTCTTTTTCCCCATCCTTTTGGTGATGCCCGCTTCCTTGAAATACATCTTCCATGCCATCTTCCGCATCTTGGCGGTCACTCTCGGATGTGTGGTCATGCGTCCCCCGTAGTTGTGGATTCCCGCATATTCCACGGCATTCCGTATCGTCACCTTGTAAGGCTCCGCCACATACTCCGAACTTCGGGACAGGCGGTTGCGTCGGCTTAGCAGGGGACCGTATTCTCCCGCCGCCCCCTTGGCAGAGTCCTGTCTTCTTGTTCTCTTCCAGGGATGCAGCCCTCCGTCATAAAAACCTCCCTCGCGGAAATTCCTGTTTACAAGGTTCACCGCTTTTGCCCCGATCCTGCGGGGCAGCGTCCTGCTGAAGGCCTTCCGGATTTCCTTCTCCTTCCTGCGGAGTTCCCTGACGGCATCATTCACATTCATTTTTTTCTCCTTTCCATAAAGTCCCTTACGGTTTTTTCCGCCGAAGGATACGCATGGGCGATATAGGGATGCGTGTCGCTGAACAGCTTTCCGTCCTCCTCCGGGTTGTTGTCCAGCCCTGGTGAGGGCCGATAGTCCGATAACGGCACATCATACCCGGGCGTCGGCTTGTCGTCCGTCTGCTCCAGCGAGCATTTGCAGTTCCACCGGTCTCCGGGGCGGTGGCTTTTCCAAAACCCATGTCCTTTGGGCAAAGTCAGGTCAATCCCCCAGAACTGGGCATGTACGGGATCCGGCTCCGCGCTGGTGGTGGGAAGCCACCGCAGGTTCGGAAGGATGTCCGCATCCCTGTCGAACAGCTTCCAGTCAGCCGCCTGGCGGGCACGCAGTACCGCCGTATCGTACTCGGTTTCGAGCCAAGCCGTATTGTACGTGCCGATAATCGACTGCACGTCTTCCTGGAACCGGGAAAAAGGTTTCAGTCTTCCCTTTTCGTCCAGCAGTTGCGAGGCAATGTCGTTCTGCATCCGGTGGGTGCGGAAAGCGGAGAACACATCGAGGTTGTCGCGTATCTGCTCCAGGAACACTTCCTCCAGCCTGTCATTGTCGCTTTGACCGAATCCCTCCTCCGCCGCACGGCCGAAAGTTCTGACCGTAGCCAGGAACAGATCCTCGTCTATTTCCGTTTTTACATCAAACGTCCGGTAGAATATATCCCTCAGCACTTTCGCCATCAGCTCCCTTGTAAACTCAAACGAAACGGCCGCCCCCTGCATGCGGGAATCCGCATGGCCGTGACAACGGCGGCAGTGCTCCCCGTAGAGGTCGTCCATTACCATTTTAAAGCCCCTTTCCGCGGGGCGGCGACGAAAAAAGACCTGATACGGTTTACAATACCGTCCTCCTTCCGCTTGTTCCTTTCAGGAGAGGGTTGTTCTTTCTCCTGTGCACCGTTGTCTGCCGGCTTTCCGTTTCCGAAGGCCGTTTCTTCCTTGAGCCGGTCATAGTTGTCCGGTTTAGGGATTCCCGTAGCCTCGTACACGTATTCATCCGATACGGGGGTTCCCATCTGGCGCATCCGGGATATGATGTTTATCTCCTGTTCGGCGGTGGTTTCCTTGGGCTTTACATAATAGAATTCCCCGCCCCGTGTGTCGTACCCGAAAGCGGTGAAGATATCGGTCATGTCATAGTTCAGGGTGTTCAGCACCAGGATCCGGTCCGCCTCGTTCAGCTTTTTCTCTCCCTTCTCCTGTACGGTCCCCAGCGCCTGCGTGCCACGTTCCGAGGCCTGCGTGGTGAGCGTGTTTCCCAGCACGATCTTGCTGATCTCGTCATTGCATGTGTCGTACAGGGTCCTGTACAGGTCGGAGCTGCCGCTTTTGTTGCCGCTTTCTATCAGTTTCATCTGCGCCTCCTCCGGATGGAGGAACACCGCCGCACCTCCCTGCTCGGCCATATCCTTCACGGCCTGGTCACGGGCCTGCTCGTCACCGGCGCTGTAGGTGTACTCGCGTATGGGCATTCCGAATATCTCGCAGAACTGTGCCCAGTCGGCCATGTCGTTGCGCTTGTATATGACATACGGGGCTATCCTTGCCAGTCTTCCCAGGGAGCGTCTCTCCCCGACAAAGAGCATCGTGTGGTAATTCTCCAGCGGTTCCCCCGTGGTGTCTTCCTGCCGGTGTTTTACCAGCCCCCTCACCGGGTCATAGTTCTTTCTCGGGACGAGCCTGTAGTCCATCCATCCGCTCCCGTCCTTATAGAACTGGAACAGGGAGAACCCCCAGAAGTCCGAGTCTATCAGGTCTCCGATGAACCGGTAGAACCAGGGGGAGCGCAACAGGGTGTTGATCCCCTCGTCCGGGACGCCGTTCCTTCTGAACTCGATCTGTGAGCATTGCACGGCCGATTTCCTCTTCTCTATGACGCTTCCCGTATGCCCGTCCATAAGGATGTCCTCATAGAGGTCATACAGCCTCGTCCGCTGTGTGAAGTCCACATTGTTCGCCCCCCTGACGGCCTGCATATAGTCCGCCATATCCTTCATGAACAGCCTGGGTGCGGTGATGATGACTGTTCCCGGGGTGTTCCTGCCCGGAAGCGGCATGTTGCCGCTTATGGATATCTCTTTCTTCCTTGCCATTTTAATAGTGTGTTACACGTTTGGGATTGCTTCTTATCTGGGTGGGCAGGTTGTTCCTTGCCGTCTCCCCGTCCAGCAGGGGAGCGTCGGCTATGCTGATCTCCACCTTGCTGACCGCCTTGAGCCACTCCATCGCACGGTCATAACGTTCCTTGCGTATGGGGGAGAACTTCTGGGGGTTGTGGATGCTGCATACATGATAGAGCGTGATGTCCTTGGCGAACATGAGTATGAGCGCGTTCCTTTCCTTACCCTTTGCGGAGAATATCCTGTCACAGTCATAACGTGCGGACAGGTAGGAGCGCATCTGCGCCACCGCCTGGTCCTCGCATATCTCCACTATGGACTCGTCCTCCCTGATGATGCTGTCCAGGATCTCCCTGTGGATGCTCGCATCGTAGTCATCCGGATTGATGAATTCAGACATGTCGTTTACCTCCTGTACTTGTTTAAACGGCGGATTGCCGCCCTTTCTATTATGACCGGCTTCTCCATGTTCCCCGCCTTCCTGTCTATGGCCCTGTTTCCCCCCTCCACGCAGTCCGGGCCGTCCGCGGGGTACGGAAGCGTGAGCTCGAACATCCGGAACTGGTCAACCAGCTCCTTCATGTCCGAGGAGTCTTTCTCCTGTTCGTTGAATATGAGGTTGCCGTCACGGTCCATGGGTTCAAGGTTGGCCTCGATACGGGTTGCCTTGTCGGTCTTGCGTTCCTCGTCGGGGATGATGTTCAGCGGGATGCCGTGTTTCTTGCGCAGCCTGTTCAGGTGCTTCTTTAAAACCTGTTTGAAGAAGGGGTCCTGCAGCTTGTTGTTTTCCACATAGGCGTAAACGGAAGCCTTGCCCCCCACATGTTTGTACTGTTCGAAGAACGCCTCGATAAAGTCCTCGTTCTTACCCCGGAACACCCTTGCCTTGATCACATACAGCTTTCCCTTGAGCTTGCCCAGCAGGCAGACGGACTTGAAACTGGCCTGTTTCCTCCTGCTCTCCCCCGGAGCCGGGTCCCCGTAAATGACAAGGAACCTGAATTTGTTCAAAGGAGGGACCTTCCCGAATACAAGGTTCTTGAATATGCTCCCTTCGCTGACCGGATTGTTGAAAAATTCCTTCTGTGCCGACGAGGTGCTGATAAGCGAGAGGAACAGGTCTATATCCTCTTCGGAGTTCTTTTCCGGCCATGAGGAGATACCGTCCTTATCGCGGATATTGATAATGTCCACGTATCCTATTCCTTTCTGTCTGAGTTCCGCAGCCTTTTCGATGGCACGCGTGATGCAGCAGTCCGCCGCAATGATGTTTCCGTTAAACAGCACCCTGTAACGTCCTGAGACGGACATGGTGGGAATCAACGCCTCTTCAAGCCATTTCCACTTGGCCTTGATACGTTCCGCGTTCCGGCATTCCTCGTCGGTGTCTATATCATCGATAAGGATGAAGTCCGGACGGAAGTTCTTGTTACGGGTACCGCGTGGCGACTGTCCGGCACCGATAGCCCGGAAGGAACAACCGCACTGGCATGTAAACTCCCCTGTTTCCCAGGAACCCGGCTTTTTCTGTGTGCCGTAATCCTGGATGATGCGCTGGTTTTCCTCCATATTGGCCATGAAGGGCAGCAGCAGGCGCCCGGCGTTGTCCTGCGAGTTCGAGATAAGCAGCACGTTGCGTACCTGCCGGGTAAGCGCCAGCTTGACGATCTCCATCATGGCGCGTGCCGACTTGGCCAGCTCGCGCGACCATGCCCTGACCTCATACCAGCGGTCATGTTCCATAAGACGCCGTGTCGCTTTTTTATGGAAACCTGCCGGGCAGCAGGTGTAATACTGTGCGAAATAGTATCGGAACCACGCTTCATTATCCGCTTCCAGCCGTCTCTTGCGTTCCTCTATTTCAGCGGCGGAGTCGGACGGGTTAATGTCCGAACTTTCCCGGACGGATGCCACCAGGTCGTTCCATTCCGCCAGTTCGGCCCTGTCCCGGGGGGTAAGTCTGAGTTTTGCCATAGCCTTACAGTTTGGATTTTACATAAGCGTCCAGCAGCGGGACTATCTCCTTGCTGCGTGCCATATCATAAGTACGCAGCCATTTGACAAAGCTCTTGAAAACCGAAAGGATGTCAGCCAGCCCCACATCCGTTTCCATCTTTTTGATGGACCCGGTTATTTTGGCTATGGTGTCCGATTCGGCCGTGTTGGCGAATCTTTCCCCCTCCGGTCTCCCGTTGATGGCATTGTTCAGTTCGGCAAGCTGGAGATACAGGTTCTTGAGCTGTTCTTCCCGTGTCATGGTGATGGATACCTTGTACCGTTCCCAATTGCCTTCACCGGCCCACCGGGAGACAGTCTGACGTTTTACCCCCACACGCTCGGCAATCTCCGCGTGTGTCAGTTCTTCATTAAGGTAAATAGTCCTTGCAAAATCTTTTTTTTGTCTGCTGGTCAGTTCCGCCATTTTCTCATCTTTTTTATTTACGGCAAAATTCGTATTTAAATATATGATTTGCAATATATTGAATTTATGATACTGTCTTATGGCGCCATCATGAGGTTGTAAAGTTGCATCATGTCCCAATGGTGTTGACTGTAGTAAAAAAACTCTCCATATTTGCACCATAATTTTAAGACGACCGATGAAAAAGCGATACTTTAACATGATACCCTCCCCTGATACCGCCTGCATCCTCCTGTACGGGGAGATCGGCGGTTTTGACGGGATCAACGACAAGGACATTGTTTCCGAGCTGTATGAATACGCTTCCATGTACAGGAGCATAGACGTGCGTGTGAATTCCCCGGGAGGGAGCGTGTATGCAGGCATGGCCATATTCAACGCCCTCAGGGCCAGCGATGCGGATATAACCATCTATATCGACGGCATTGCCGCAAGCATGGCCAGTGTCATCGCCCTGTGCGGGAAACCGGTATATATGAGCCAGTACGCCCGTCTGATGCTCCATAACCCTTATGGGGGGTGTTACGGCAACAAGGAGGAGATGAAAGCCGTCGCCGAGCAGCTGGAGGCGCTGGAGGATACGCTTGCGGACATGTACGCTTCCAAGACCGGGAAAACCCGTGAGGAGATAAAGGATGCCTATTTCGATGGGAAGGACCATTGGATTACCGCCAAGGAGGCCAGGGAGATGGGATTCATTGACGGTATCTATGATATCGGCGAGAAAGTGGATGCCGGGACGCCGCAGGAAGTTTATGCCGCATTCCAGGCCCGGCTGGGCAATCAAACATTAAATACAGGTAATATGATGTATGAAGAATTGAAGAAGAGACCATCCTTCGCCTCGTGTGCGACGGATGAGGACGTAGTGCGCACGCTCTCCTCCCTTGAAAGCAAGGCGGGACAGTATGACGCGCTGGTAAAGGAACGTGACACGCTCAAGGCGAGTCTGGACGGATATGTCGAGAAGGAGCGCGAGGCCAGAAAGGCCGAGATCAAGAACCTTCTCGAGGACGCCATGCAGGACGGGCGTATCGCCCCATCCGACCGTGACGCGTATCAGGCGGTGCTGGAGAAGGATTATGAGAACGGGAGAAGGATTGTCGACGGGCTTGCGAAGAAAAAAAGCGTGGATGATGTTCCGGACCCCCCGCTACAGGACAAATCCGGATGGAATGACAACTGGAAAGAAATCCGGAAAAAGAACGGTTTTAACTAAAAAATGAAAAGATTATGGCTGTAACTATCAAGAATACGAATTATGACGGTGAGGTACTCGACAGGATACTCACCAAGGCGGCCACAGGCAACGAGCTGGTACAGAAGGGGCTGATCAACCTCGTGCCCAATGTGACGAAGAAATACTCCATTCCCCGGCTGAAAACGAACAAGATGCTGCGCAAACGCGTGGAACAGCCTGAGGACAAGGACTCCAAAGGGGATTTCATTTATTCGGAGAAGGTGCTTGAGCCGAAAGACTTCATGGCCTTTACCACGTTCAACCCCCGCTCTTTCGAGCAGATATGGCGTCCGTTCCAGCCCAAAGGGGAACTGGTATTCCGGGAGCTTCCCCCCAATGTACAGAACGTCCTTCTGAAAGCCCTGTCCGACCAGGTGGATTTTGAACTCGGATACCACTTCGTCAACGGTATCTATGTCGATGATGAGGAGGATGACGAGCACCTGTTCAACGGCATTCTGATGCGTGTCTATGAAGATCCTGAGGTAATCCGTGTGAACTCCCCGAAAGACGACACCATGATTGAACGTCTGATGCGCGTGCGCAAGGCAACTCCCCAGGTTCTCCGCACCAATCCCAATTTTGTGTATATCATGTCCGTTGACGATGCCGACCGGTATGACGACGAGCTTATCCTGCGCGAGGGAAAGGGCGTGAACTGGACTGATACCAGCGCCATGCGCTTCAAGGGGACTACGATCAAGACCGTATCCTCATGGCCGGACGGTCTGATCATCGGAACAGTGGCTACACCGACCGAGCAGTCCAACTTCTGGGGAGCGGTCAACCTGCAGAACGACTTCAACGTGATCCAGATCGACAAGCTGACCAATGCCGGAGAACGTTACTTCTTCAAGATGCTCATGACCGCGGACACGAACACGGCGTTCGGTGAGGAGGTGGTCATGCTGGACGCACGTGAGGGGAATGTCATCACAACATCCAACACCACGATCACAATGAAATCGCAGGATGACGCCATCGAGCTGACTCCCGCGTCAGACCAGACCTATACCATTGAGGCGGCCGCGGTACATGCGGGAGCGCGCCTGTCCGTGTCCAACAAATCAGCTGAGCATAAAGCAACCGTGCAGGGTACGGAAGTCGCGCCAGGCAAGACCGTGTCTCTCTATTATGACGGAAAGTCATGGTTTGAGGGGGATGTGAAGGAAATAACACTTTCAAGCGATCTTGCCGGACAGGAAAGCAAGGCTGCTGTCAGTGCGTCTGCGGAAAGTCTGGAGGAATGATTATGGCGACACCAAGAGGACTACGAAACAATAACCCGGGGAACCTCCGCCTGTCAGGTGACAGGTGGAAGGGACTCCGCCCGGTGCAGACGGACAAGGAGTTCTTCCAGTTCACCGACATGAGATACGGCTACCGTGCCATGCTCATCACCTTGAGGAACTACCGGAAGAAACACGGTTTGAAGACCCTCTCCCTTATGATCGGGCGTTACGCCCCGTCCACGGAGAACGACACCCGCGCCTACCTTTCAAGCGTATGCGGCGAGCTTCAGGTTCCAACCACCTACGAGCCGGACGTGGATGACAAGGGGACGATGTGCCGTCTGGCCGCCGCGATGAGCCGGGTGGAGAACGGCGTGCCTGCCGTCATGGCGGACATAGAGGCCGGCTGGGACATGATCTGAAAAATGATATGCGTATGGACTGGGGCACTGTATTCGAACTTCTCCAGCAGTGGCTGGCCCCCACGGGGTGCATAGCCATGGCAATAGGCTGGTGGCGTGACCGCAGGCTCGTCAAGGTCCGTGCGGTCAAGGAGAACGAGGGCACATACAAGCAGTTGTATGACGACCTCTCCGAGACGACTTTACATTTAAGCGACCAAATACGAAAAGTCAATGAGAAAATTATCGTTCTGGAACAGGCACTGCGTAAATGCTACCAGTGCAAGTATGCTGAGCGCTGTCCTGCTGTTGTCTGGATGCGCAGCAAACAGGGAGAGCCGAACAGCCGTCCGCTCGGGCTCTCTTCAGAGGAGCGTAACCGGGGAAATAATCTTCGGCAAGGCCCCGACGACTCTGACGAGCCTGGCACTGAAACCCGGGCTCCTCCGGACGATAGGCGGCCTTCCGGCCGGCATGGGCGTGACGGAGCAGCATGAGGGTCTGGACCTGAGGGTGGAATCGGACGGGGAAGGCGGCGTGAACGTCACGGCCGTCTCACATGCCCGGCCGGAGATCACCGTAAGGGAAACCTCGGACCTGAGATGGGAGTCAGAGGAGAGTACGGCCGAGGAAAAACAGCCGGTTCCCTCTTTTTGGGAGCGGACAAGGACGAAGGTGTTGTGCTGTTTTGTCCTCCTGTTTCTCTTCTGGGGGCTCCGGCGGTTTAAAAACAAATCAAAGAACAATTAAAACATAAATCATTATGCCAGAAACGAATACCGGCGCCATCTATGGCGTGAAAGCTCTTAAACATAACGGGAAGGCTCTCGGGCTGATATCCGAGGACGGGCTGCAGCCCGGAGGCGACTCACCTTCCAAGACCCGCATCTGGGCGGCGCAGAAACGCAACGCGCCGTTCGCCGTGCTCAAGTCCACACCGGGCACCAAGACATGGACGTTCACGCTCATCGAGCTGTCCGCGGACAACATGATACAGGTGATGGGTGGAACGAAGGAAAGTACCGGAATCTACGTGCCTCCTACGGAGGACAAGGACGTGCAGGGCGTGTTTGACATCGAAACCGTGACCGGCCACACGATCCGGATCTACAACGGGGTGCTCACCTGCAATTTTGCCAACGGCATCAACTTCAGCAACGTGCTGGGCATCGAGTGCGAGCTGGAGATGCAGGAGGCCGGGGAGAATCCTCCCTACAAGATCTTCGCCCCGGGTGACGTCGTACCGGAATATTCCGAGTCATGACGGAGGACAGGGACACACGATGCCAGGCGGCGGACATGCTGCTTGACATCGGCATCCGCATTCCGGTGATGCCGCTCAGGCCCTTTAAAAAACGCCCCGGGAAATCCTTCCTTGTCATGCGCCGTCCGCCCGCCGGGGCGGTCATCCGCATAGCAAGGCGGTACCTGGAGCTCGGTGTCACCCCGGAGGAGATCAGGGCGATGAACTATGAAGAAAGGATGCGGTTCGTGGCGGAAAAGGGAAAGGCGGTCAGCCGGATGGTCGCACTGGCCGTATGCACCGGATGGCTCTCGGGGATGCTGCTCTCCGGCCCTGTGGCATGGTACCTCAGATGGAGGGTGCATCCGGCGATGCTCTCCGCCGCCCTCATCGAACTGCTCAGGGGCATGGACATACAGCCTTTTTGCAATACTATTCCATTGGCGTCCAGGACAGCGGGGCTGCTGGAGCCGATAGGAAGCCGGGAAAGGAAAACGGGTTAACGGGCCGGCAGGAAGGCCCCCATAGCGTTTTCGGAATCATCGCGCAGGCGATGGAGCGGTTCGGCCGTACAAAACGGCACATCCTGTGGAAGATCAGCTACGCCGAGCTGATGCTGATGAACACGGATGTCAGCCGGTACGTGACCAAGGAGGAGCTCCTGGAAAGGGAGCGCAACCGTAGGCCGGACAAATTCACCACTGAATATTTTCAAACAAAACTCGGAGGATAGGAATGGAACCTGTAAGACTGGAGATACTGCTTGACGACAAGACACTGAAGGGATTGCGCTCGGTGGAGGGCAACCTGGGCAATATGAGCCAATTTGCCAAACTTGTCATCGCACAACTGGAGCAGGAGCTTGCGACCCTGCAGGAACGGTTCAGACAGGCCATGGCCGCAGGTACGAATACCGACGCCCAGATGGCGGACATCCAGGCGCTGCAGGGAGTTGTCAGACAACTGAAGACGGAATTGCAGGGGCTGGAGGAGCAGAAGAAAAAGACAGGCTCCACCCCTCTCATGGGAGATGATCCCGCCCCGAAACTCAATAATGTGAGGATGAGCATGCAGCAGATCGCCCGGGAGCTCCCCTCGCTGGCAATGGGTCCCCAGATGTTCTTCCTTGCCATTTCCAACAACATCCCCATGTTCACCGACGCCCTGGCATCAGCCCGCAAGGAGTATGAGGCGCTGACCGATGCCGGAAAGAAAGCCACCCCGGTGTGGAAGCAGGTGCTCTCCTCACTGTTCTCGTGGCAGACGGCGATGGCTGCCCTGATCACCCTGTCCGTCGTATACGGGAAGGAGATCGGCGGATGGGTGAAGAGCCTGTTCGGCGTGAAGGATGCCGCCCTGTCCGCGGCGAAAGCCCAGGAAAAGGTGAATGAATCCTTCAGAAGCAGCAGCAGTGATGTGGCGGAACAGGTCACTCTCGTCAGGTCCTTGTCCGAAAGATGGAAGGAACTGGGAGACAACATGGCAGATAAGAAACAGTTCATCACCGAAAACAAGAAAGAGTTCGGGAAACTCGGTGTTGAGGTGGGCAACGTGAATGATGCCGAGAACCTGCTGGTGGACAATACGGACGTGTTCATCGGGGCGATGATCCTCAGGGCAGAGGCGGCCGCAGCGTTCAAACTGGCCACGGAGCAGACGGAGAAGGCCTTGAAAAAGCAGAACGAGATAGAGGAAAGGCGGAAGAAAGGCCCGACTTTCTGGGACAAGTTCAGGGCCAATTTCTTCTCTTCCGCGTCCGGATCAGCCACTTATACCCGTCAGGCGGACGCTCCCACGGCCGAACAGCTCAGCGAAAATGCTGTCTCCGCCCTGGAAGAGGAGCAGAAGGCGGCAGAGGATACGGCCAAATCCTATACGGACCTGTTCCTTGCAAGGACAAAGGAATGGAAGGAGAGGCTTAAATCGGCAGGCATAAAGGAAGATGACGGCAGGGAAACCAAAGATACGGGCAAATCGGCCCGGGATTATCAGAACGAGCTCGCCGACGCCCGTATCAGGGCACAGCAGAAACTTGAGGCGGCACGCATATCGGTCATGCAGGAAGGTATAAGGAAACGCCAGGCCCTTGCAAGGCAGGAGCTTGACGAGTCGCTCGCACAGATCGACAAGGAAGAGCGTGACACCCTCAAGAAAATGGACGAGGCCGAGAAGAAACGGGGTGTGAAGTCCACGCCCGAGGAAAGGCAGGCCGTAAGGGACAATGCGTCCCAGCAACGGGCGATGGCTACCATGGGGTACCTGAAGGAATCCTACGACATCGAGAAGGAGTTCCGCGACAGGAACCTGAGAGAATGGGTGGAATATTACAAGGAATACGGCACCTACCAGGAGAAGCGGGCCGCCCTGGACAAGGAATACAACCATAAGATCGGACAGCTTTATGAGGAGCGCCGCAAGGCCGAAGCGGAAGGGGATGCCGCCGGGGTGGAATCCCTGGACCTGCAGATCGCGCGTGCGACCAAGGACAAGGGGAAGGAACTCATCAAACTGGACTACAAGCAGCTGACGGAATCACCCGATTACATACGTGCCTTCGAGAACCTGAGGGAAACTTCCACAGGCACCCTGAACTCCCTGCTGGAACAGTTCGAGAAGGCCAAACAGGCCGCCGCACAGGTGCTCTCCCCCGAGGACCTGAGGGAATACACCACGACCATCCGGGAGATCATGGACGAGCTGGACAGCCGGAACCCGTTCCAGGCGCTTGCCGACAGGAAGAGCGAGCTCGCCGAAGCCGAACGCGAACTTGCCGAGGCCCGGAAGAACCTTGAGACCGTGAATGCCGGAGGACGGGTGTCCACGGGGGTGAGGTATAATGACAGGACCGGGAAGATGGAGGAAACCTATCTGACGGCCGCCGCCGCGATGGAGAAATACAACAAGGCGCAGGACAAGGTGGCCAGGTCATCCTCCCGGGTGGAGAAAGCCGAAAAGGAAGCGGCGGACATCGTCGGGGAGCTGGCGCGTGCCGTCGGGGAACTGGGCGGCGCCATCGGCGGGCAGGCCGGGGAGATCATCACCCTGATGGGGGATGTGGCGCTGTTCACCCTCACCACCATCGACTCTCTGGGCAAAGTGGCGCAGACCGGGGTGAATGCCATCTCGGCGGTGGAGAAGGCGTCGGTCATCCTGACCATCATATCCGCGGCGATACAGCTGTTCCAGAAGATAAGCGAACTGGGGAACAACCGGGCCTTCAGGCAATACGAGGCCTACGCCGAGAAGATCAAGGAGATAAACGCCCTGACCGATGCGGTGAACGAATACCGCATCGCCGCCCTGGAGGCGCAGCAGGCCGAGAGTAACTGGTTTTCCGCCGACAACCTCAAGAATCTCCGTGATTACAGGGCATTGCATGACGAAGTGGCCAAGGCTTACGCGGACAAGGCCATGGAGTCACAAGCGATATACCGCAACGAGAGCGGGGGCGGATGGCTGACGGGCGCGCTCAACTGGGTGATGGGCAATTTGTCCGCCCTCTCATGGTGGGACGAATGGAGGGACATCTGGGGCCAGGGGGATTACAAGGAAGGCCAGACGGCGGCTATCAACAACCTGCGTATCGAGACGCGGAAAAAAAGCAGCGGTTTCCTTGGCACCGGTATCGGCGGGAAGTCACAGAAGACCGAGGACCTTGTCACCTGGGCGCGGAACCAGGGCTTAGGCGAGCTGTTTGATGATGAAGGACTGATCAACAAGGAGCTTGCACAATCGCTTATTGACAACTACGGCGACAAACTTGTGGGCCAGACGAAGGAGACGCTCGAGGCCCTTATAGAGCTCCGGGAAAAATACGACGAATACATAGAACAGCTGCACGAGTATGTGAGCTCCCTGTACGAGCCGCTGACGGAGAACTTCGTGGACAGCCTGTGGGACTGGTTCGACAACGGGAAGGACGCGCTGGACAGCTTCAAGGACTATGCCTCGGACACCTTCCGTGACATTGTTTCCGACATGATGCGCACCATCGTGCTTGACAAGGTGGTCGGCTCGTTCGGTGATGACATTGCCGCCCTGTACGAGGAGTACGCCAAAGGAAAGATCGACGAGACGGAGCTGATGAAGAAGGTGGCCGAACGCACCGAAGGCCTGGTAGGCGACTACCAGAGCGCCATACCCGAGCTGCAGAACATCATGGACCTGGTCGGCGGCTACCTGAAGGATGCCGGGATCGACATCAGGCAGCCGGAGGGCTCCTCCCAGTCCGGCCGGGCCGGAACCGTCACCTCCATGACCGAGGAGACGGCCGGAAGGCTGGAGGGGATCGGCAACGCGGCCCTTGACCGTATCATCAACATTGACAACAACCTTACGAGGCATCTCGAGGGGATGGCGACATCCCTGGGCAAGATAGCGGGGAATTCGGAGTACCTCAGACACCTCGAGACGATAAACGAGAACATCGCGGAGCTCCGGCGCGGTGTGAAACTGAAAACATAGGACTATGGAAGTGGAGGAAGGACTGCTGAAAATAAACGGGACGGACATGGCGTCCCTGGGATGTTTCCTGTACGAGGAAAACGCGGGGGACCATACCAATTACGACTCGCTGATGAAGCCGCCGAAGATGAAGGAGTACACATCCGTCAGCTACCGGGAGCTTGACGGCGAGGAGCTGCCCGAAACCCTGCTTCCCCGCTACGAGGCGAGGGATATCACGCTGAAGATGGCGGTGGTTGCGGATACACGGGCCGGGTGGTTCAATAACTACAACGCCGTGCTTGCCTTGCTGAAGTCCGGATGGCTGACGCTGGATGTCCCGGAGATAGGCCGGGTGATGAAGGTCTATCTGAAGGAATATACCCGGTACAGCCAGTTCACGACAATCAGAAGTACCGGCCAGCAGATAGCCGGATTCACGGTCACGCTGCGCGAGCCGAAACCTTTTTCAAACAGTGATTAAAAACGATTTAAAAGCATCATAAATGGAAGTTGCGATCTACAACAGGCAGGGAACCCTGAAAAGAAAGGTCAGTCCCGACTCATCGTCCCGGTGGACCGAAGAAGTGGGAACAGAATTCGTGGTGACGGTGAACTTCACCACCTGGGAGTTCTTCGTCCTGTCGGTCGGCGACTATGTGGAGATATCGGGAAAACGGTTCTCCATAAAGAAGGAGTACCGGCCGAAAAAGACCGACACACAGAAATACACCTACAATATCAGCTTCTACGGCCGCGAGCACGACATGCAGGACCTGTTGTTCTGCCGTCTGAACCAGGGGGAGGACGACCTTGAGTCCGTCTTCGCCTATGACGGCACGCCGATGGAAATGCTGGAAAAGCTGGTGGCGAACATGAACCGCAACACCGACGGTGTGACGTGGCGTGCAGGCCAGGCCGTCACCGGCGACCGGAAGACCATCAACTTCAACGGCCTGTTCTGCTGGGATGCGGCAGGCGAGATAGCCGGTGCCTGGGAAACCGAGTGGTGGCTGGACGGGGAATACCTGAACATAGGGAAATGCGAACACGGCGAACGGGTCACGCTCGGCTATATGAAGGGATTGAAGACGGGACTGACCCAGAATGAGAACTCCAATTCGATCAAATGGTTCACACGGCTGATCCCCGTAGGTTCAACCAAAAATATTGACCCGTCAAAATACGGCTACACCCATCTGCAACTGCCGTCACGGGACAAGTATATCGACTTGAACACTCAATTGGGCCTGAAGGAGCATCGCGAGGAAGCGGCCTTTCAGGATATATTCCCGCACCGTCTGGGTACGGTATCCTCGGTAAGGTCCGAGGAGCAGACCAATACGGACGGGGAGGAATACACCGTCTATTATATCAAGGACAAGGATCTCCCCTTCAATCCGGATGAATACATGATCAGTGAGGAGGTGATACACATCACCTTCGAAAGCGGCGACCTCTCCGGAAGGGAGTTCGAGTGCAACTGGCATAACGGCACACAGGAGTTCGAGATCATCAACACCTACCCGGACGAGAACACCCAGATACCGGGAGGCAACATCATACCTCAGGCCGGTGATACGTATATCCTGACGAACATCCGCATGCCGGATGAGTATTACCCGATAGCGGAAGAACAGTACAAGCAGGCGGTTGACAGCTTCCTGACAGAATACAGCAAGGACATATCCATCTATTCCGGCGACACGGATTACATCCATGTGGATAAAAACAGTGTGCCGTTATCGCTCGGGCAAAGGGTGAGACTGGAGGACGCGCAGTATTTTGAGAACGGATATATTGACACCCGCATCACAAGAATAGAGAGGAAACTGGGCAATCTTTCCGAGGCTTCCATTGACTGCTCGTCGGCGGTCAGCACCTCATGGAAGTCATCCGTGGACTCGACGCTGAACAATCTGGAATACACGCTGGCGCAGGAGCTGGCGCAGACGTTTATCCGACTTCTGAAAATGGGAGATACGGAAGCCCCCAGTGACTATACGGCTTACTCCTCCCTGAGATCACGTAATGAATTTATCAGCAAGAGAAACCCTGACGCCGCCAATGAGCTGATCACTTTTTTGAAGGGTTTACTTATAGGTAAGAACGGTAGTGGAATTACTGTATTGGAAGATGGTACCTCTCAAGCCGTCGTTGACCGGCTTTATGTAAAGATTAAGGCTGTCTTTGACGAGCTTGAGGTCAAGAAGAAGACGCATGTTGGTGGTGAGCAGATCTTATCTCCGGCCGGAATGAAGTGTGTCCGTGTGGAGGAACTTGATGAGAGCTATCGTTGTTTCTTTTTGTCGGAAGTCGATGGTATTACAATCAATAACGAATTTACAGTCGGTACATTAGCATTAGCCCAAGAATTTAACATTAAAGAAGGAACATCTCACAATGTATCCAACCGCTACTACTGGCGTGAGGTGACAGGTGTAGGATCTGACTATATTGATTTGAGCAAAACCAATGCCGATAAGGACAGTGATATCCCGGTTGCCGGTGATGATATTATTGGTTTGGGACACTTGACGGATATCACCCGTCAGGCAGCTATAATCCTTTCTTCTGTTAATGAAACTTCGCCTTCCATTATTTTCTATCAAGGTATCAACTCTTTCTCTCTTGCCGGGAAAGAAGTCATCGGGCTGGGCTTTGACAAGTCCACCGGACACGCCTATATCAATGTGTATGGTGATGCCTATATCGGTGCCAAGGATGAGAGCACTTACATCCGTTATACACAAAAAGGCGGTGTTGATATCAAGGGTATGTTCCATATCGAGCAGGGTTCTACTGGATGGAAGAATATGGAAGGTCTGCCGGATGAGATACAGGCAGCGGCTGATCTGGCCCAAAAGGCTCAGGATGCGATAGACAATGCGGCTGTCGGCTCGGTCAATCTGTTGCGTAATTCTGGGTTTACGGGAAATTATAGTCCGGCGGATTTGAACTTTAACACGGAATTGTCGGCTAAAAGTGAGGTGTATTCTGACAAGCTCAACTATTGGAGCAATTCAGGAGCCTCTGTGATCAAGGACACTTCTGCCGTTTCGGGTTATTCCGTGACCATAGGCAGCATATCCCAAGTTGTGAACGCCCTGATTCCAGGCGAGAATTATGTTGTGTCCTTTAAAGCAAAGGGAGAGAATGTCACTGTGACATGCGGTGGATGGAATACTCAGCAACCCCTGACATCCTCCTTTCAGAAATTTGTGTTCAAATTCACATTCAACGGCGCCAAATCCCTTGCATTGGCTGGTGCGTGCACCTTGTGTGATATACAGCTTGAGCGGGGCACTATCGCCACAGACTGGGCACCGAACCCTCTTGACCGTGATGATTTCTATTCCACCTTCCTTGCACTCAAGTATCTGACGGATTATATGAAGGACGGGTCAGTGGATATACTTGGCGGTCTTATTCTGGCTGGTGCCATATTGCTTGGCAATTATAAGGACGGAAGTATGCAGGAAGTTACAGCAGGTATTAGCGGGACATACAATGATGGGGATGATGTGTCATTTTTCTCGGGAGGAAATCTGGAGAAGGCTATACGTACTGTCATGAAGTATAAGGATGATCCCGGATATGTCCCGTCTGAGGATGAGTTGAAAATGATGGCTAATTTTGTGATCACCCACGGAGGGCGCGCGATCTTGAACGATGTGGTGCTGCGTGGATACGTTCATGCGCTCGGAGGTTTTTTCAGGGGGAGACTTGAGACATCTGTTGAGGGAAAACGTATCGTCATTGATCCGGAGAAAAACACTCTTGAAATGTACACGACTGAAGGACATGCCACCTTGGTTATGAGATTTGATACATCATCGGACGGATGGGAATATGGTGATTTGATTCTGCGAAAATATGTAGGGGACCAATTGATTCAAGAAACGACTGTATATCCGGAACGTATCAGAATACAGAATCATGTGGAAAATACGGATATTATTCTTAATCCCAATAACGTTTCTTTTTATGGCTCTAACGGAGATATGTTGTTAGTCGGAATGAAACCTATATATGACGGGGTGAGTGTTTCCAGGTATGTGGCCAATATTGAATGCAGTAGCTGGCCTAGCAGGGATAATGTTAGTCCCGGACAGGTATATGTGGAATATGAGACGGTTGGAGGAGTGGTGACAAACGGAACTTTAAAAGTAAGGAAGTGATATGGAACTAAATACAATACCGAATGCTGGGACTTGGGATAAAACCAGTGATAGGCTTAATCAAAATTTTACCAAAATAGGTACGGAAATAGAGAAAATAAAAAATTCAACTTCCAAAAACAAAGGATATTATGATACGTCGGATGATCTGAAAGAGAATGTGAAAACTGGAACAATTGGAGATAAGGCCTATGTCGGTCTATCCTATCCTTATCAGATATGGAAGTGGGATGGAACAACATGGTATGATACAGAACAGACTGGTGGTGAGGAATATGTCGATTTGGATAATTACTACAGCAAGGAAGAAATCAATTCATTGAATGATGAAACGGATGCTCAAATAGAGGAATTGTTTCAAAAGGTTGATTTGATTGATGCTGGTCTTAACGGTCTTGATAATGCCGATGTATCGGACACCATATCATGGTCTGACAATTTATGGATCGCCAATTTGAAGGAGCCTGCCACCAATGGTGATTGGGCGACAAAATTCCGCCATTCTGGTTATATCGATATCACCGGCTATGATGAGGTAAAGCTGAGCGGACTGGCCAACTGTTCCAGTTACAGCACTTCCGATTCTCTGAAATATACCATAGCGGTGTATGGTGACGGAACCTTGATAGACCGTCACCAGTTGTCTGATGGTTCAGTCGAGAAGTCCCTTTTTTCTTCCGACTATTCCGGTTATATGAAAATCGAGATCGTGGTGAACGCTCTCAAGGACACAAGCTCATACGCTCCTAAGATGCTGGTAAGCAAGGCCAGTATCGCTGTCACTCCGGCAGAACTTGATGCTGTGAAAACGGATGTTGACAAGAATGCCTCTGATATCTTTGATATCCGTTCTGCCTTGGACGGTCTTGATAATGCCGATGTATCGGACACCATATCATGGTCTGACAATTTATGGGTCGCCAATTTGAAGGAGCCTGCCACCAATGGTGATTGGGCGACAAAATTCCGCCATTCCGGTTATATCGATATCACCGGCTATGATGAGGTAAAGTTAAGCGGACTGGCCAACTGTTCCAGTTACAGCACTTCCGGCTCTCAGAAATATTCCATAGCGGTGTATGGTGACGGAACCTTGATAGACCGTCACCAGTTGTCTGACGGTTCAGTCGAGAAGTCCCTTTTTCCTTCCGACTATTCCGGTTATATGAAAATCGAGATCGTGGTGAACGCTCTCAAGGACACAAGCTCATACGCTCCTAAGATGCTGGTAAGCAAGGCCGGTATAGGTGTTAATAATGGCGATAAAATAGCAAAACGTCTATGGTTTTCAGGAGACAGCCTTGTATCTGTGATAAGGACGGAGTTTGCTAAGATATTAGCATATAATGGATATGAATGGGCCAAGTCTGCAACTATGGGAGGAGAAAAGTCTATAGGAAATCTGACTAGAACCGGAGGAATTCCTGCACGGATTAATTCTGAATTTATAATACCATCTACAACGAATCCAGTTCCAATAGATCTTACTAGTAGTTGGTTAAGGTCTGATGGGGCATATCATCCTGTTGGATTTGCCAATGTTCTCTCGGATGAAGTACGGATTAAAGGAGTCAAGGGCATACTTAACAAGATTACTTCTGATGTGGTAGGATTGGTTTTATATAATTCCTCAAAAAAAGTTATAGCTGTCTATAGCGGAAGTGGTACCGTCTCTAACTCTTCTGTAGCGTATGCGAGAATTAATATCAATAATCCTCAGACCGCAGAAGCTCATATCTCTATAGGAAGTACACCAGTTATGGTCAGTGATGTTTGTAATATACAAGGATACGTTAATTCATCCGGTAATGTTATCAGCGATACGGCTTATTTATGTTCTGATTTTATTGAGGTGGATGGACAAGAGATATATTATGATGGATTGGCTGTTGCTAATGGCTATACATTTTCTAGGTCTGAGCCCGGGGATGAAATCAGAATAGGCGTGGGTGAATATTTGTATTTTGAAGTGTTGTGGGAGAATAAGGATTATCCTTTAATTGTCTTGACAGGTCAGAATGGAGGATATGAGAATGAAGATGATTTGGTTGCCCAACTATATTCGGCATTGCAGAGTTTTGATAAATATATTGTTTTGCCTACTTATCTTTCTGGAGCAACAGACTCTCTTCGGCAAAAGATGAGAGCAAAATTTGGGAACCGTTTTCTTGACCTCCGCGGTTATATGGTTGGCAGTTCCGTATATGATGCTCAAAGATGGGGGTTACTGGATACTTCCTATGGAGCAATTGATTGGGATAAACCTGCTGGAGAAGGTGGACCTGTCATGGTTAACGATCTTATTCATCAAACTAAATTAGGAGGTTATGTACAGGCGGTTCTTATATGGAATAAACTTATTGATCTTGGTTTTGTAGAAGGAGAAAAAGTAGATAGTGCCCAATTTTTTGTAGAGTAACTCGGAAAGTTATCAGTAACACTCAAAACATATATTATGATACGAAAATTAATCATCAGAATAATGAACTATCTGTCCGTTGAAGTGCATCCATATGCGGAATGGTTCTAGAATATTTATCTATTGTATGGGATAGAGAGTAGGACGTGGATTGAACGGCTGCTGTGCTTTTTGCTGGCGGCTGTTCTTTTTTTTATCTAAATGTTAAATATTACACAATGCAAGAAAATATATTGTGATTTGTTTTGCTATTACATCACAATATAGTATATTTGCATTGTGATAATAAAACAAATAATTAAAAGACAATAGAAGATTATGAAAGCGATAGTAGAAAATCCACTGATAAATTGTGAACCAGAAGTTTTACACCTTTTCGTTCAAATAATCAATGAGATAGCTTCTTGCATGTCAGAAGATGAATTAAGAGGTTGTATGAACTCTTTAATAGTACAATATCCTTACTTTAAGCTGTTCTTTGACTATGGTTTTGAAAACAATCACATGTGGGTGAAAGAATCAGATTCCATGGAAACATTGATATTTGTTGAGTTCTAATCCGGTAGCCTTAAAAACAACAAGTAATAATAGAACCGGCGGCAACGGATAAGCGGCGTAAGACTATGAAGACAAAAATTCAATTTACAGATTCATATAGTGGTAGAGCAATTAATATAGTTATCAATCTTACTGACGGTGAAAAGGAATACTACTTAAGAGAAGATGACAAAAATGTCATTTATAACAAAATGTCTTCTTATCAGAGAGCAAAAATAGAATCATTCTTTGGGAAGATGAATGCATACTATACCCAAATAGAGATTTTATAAATAAAAAGTTAGGGCGACGAATTTCTTCGCTGCCCTAAATATTAAAATGTGGTTTAAACCACAATGACATTTTTAATGTCGTTTCAATCCACGCACCGAAGTGCGACTAACATCGTTGATGTTCGATGCAAAGGTGCAACTTTTTGAAATAACGAGCAACAAATTATAAATGTTATAAAACATATTAATTATGGCAAGAGGACGAT